GGGTATCCGATAGGGTATCCGATAGGGTATCCGATAGGGTATCCGATAGGGTATCTGCCCCTAATTCATGTGGGTCAATACATGGTTCAGACAACAAATCCGACACTTTATCCAGTCCCGCCCATTCCTCCGAACACTCGCTTAACCGCCGTAATTCATAGACGATGCAAGCACGCAACTTGGTTGACGTGACAGCCATGTAGTCCTTGCTCACCGCAACGGCAACCTTGGAATTGCGTAACGTGCCGTCATTTCGAATGAACGAGCGAACCAGCACCTCCTCGGTGTCTTCGTCAACTACAATGTAGAACCCACTCTCAAGCTCTTTCGCGGCCTCTAGGACTTCTGCGATGGTCTGTCCTTTGCTGAGTGCCGCTAAACGTTTTGGACGCCAATCAGCGACCCCACAAAGGTTCATCGTAGGATGGGTGAGCAGTTTGAAATAAAGGCTCTGGGCTTCGGCAGACAAGCCCAAGAAACGACTGTCAGCCCAGATACGAAGATGAATCCGCGCGTATTGCCTAGCCATTTTGCGTATTCTCGCTTTCTCCATGTTGTTTTTTCATTGCTTTATAGGAATCAATGCCGGCGAAAAATCCAATAACATATACACAGTCCGGGTTATGGCAGATGTTGCATATATGCGACGTGTCATCTTTTGGATAGTAAAGTTCGCAGTCTTTACGGTCTGGGATAGATGGGTCGGCATCTAGATCGTCGCTATATGCCCAGCAATGTTGGCAATGCCAGCAATGCTTGATCGTGACAGCTTCCTCTTCTTCAGCTTCTAAGCGTTGATATGCTAACTGGACGGCTTCTTCCATCTTGTTGCCGATGATGCCGCTCGCGTAGCTAAAACTCGCTTTCTCATATAAGGTATGAGCCCTCACCTTTTCTTTGATGATTGTGAACGCATACTCAATAATGTCGAATGGGACATTAAGGCCAAACCAATATCGGGCAGAACTTAGCCATGTATTCGGCCTGAAAAAGCATGTGGTGGCACTTGTTTCGGTTATTGTCTCCCATAATTCGCCTACATGATTGATATAGTCGTTCTCGTTTTCAACGGAAGTGCTTACCGTATCCATCGCTTCGTGCAGGGCATTGCGAAGAGCCAGGGCTTTCTCTTGCACATCAGCAACCAGTGGTTCATCAGGGCTGACCGATGTTTTACCGCTATTGCAGTCTTTACAGCAAGCAACCAAATTGTCGGGTTTGTCTGAGCCTCCCAGTGCTTGCGGTATGACATGATCGATAGTCAGCTCCTTATTGGTTGCGTGACAATATCGGCAAGTGAAATTATCTCGACGGAAAACTTCAAAGCGAACTCGTTTGGTGACTGCCATTTGTCTTGCCTTTCTCTCAAATAACGGGTTAAAGACCATTGTGCTCGCATCGTCATGCTCCTATCAGCCAGTACGTGTAATCGGGGAACACCATGTACATGAAAATCGCGCAGGTAGCGTAGACGGCAGAGACAACGACAAAAGCGACAACACCAATCAAGACGATTGTCGAGGGGTCGATGATGCAGTCGCTCAGGCTCAAACGGCATTTGCACCACCAGTACCGTACCAGCAGTATGAAAATGACTGCCAGTACGGTTAGTTCGATGAAATGCGCCAAACCCACCAGACTCATTCCGTCTCCTTCAACAGTTCGCGTAATGCGTGAATGGCGTTCTCGTCATCGGCTTCGGTCATTCTGTCCCAGAAATCATGTTCCACGCCGGTAGTCATATCGGCTTTCAGTTGAAGCAGAGTCACCCAATCATAGGGGGGAACGGATGTAGTCGGTCAGGCCGCTGTCTGAGTGCCAAGGGTATGCGGCGAAGCTCTCTCCGTTGGCTTTCGCTCTCTGCGCATACCAGAGGGCCTTCTCCAAGTCCTCCTTGGGATGGCCCTTATCCTTGTGCCGCCACACGTATTTGATCATGTTGCCCACGTTGAACGAGTATTGTTCAGTGAGCAGGATGCACTCGAACGGGCCGTTCTCATAATGCTGCGGATGGTTCACGTTATCGGTCATTTCTCGTCCCTTTCCCGAATATTCTCAACCATTCCGCACCACTTGTCCCATGCTTCCTCTCTCGTATCGGCATAAGGGGCTTCCAAGTGGGTGCAGTAAAACGTGTAGCGGCCTCTCCATTCGAATATGAGCGGGACACATCCGCAGAAGGGGCAACAGTGCCGAATCCTCGATACTAGATTGAACATGTTCGTCTCCTTAAATCTCGTATGAAATTGCGGCGGCTTCGCCAGTCCGAGGGCGTGCCGCTCGTCGCCATGAGCAGCACGCCGTTGTCGTAGACTTTCCAGTGGCCGGTCGAAGCCCTGACCACCGTGTAGCCGTGCGAGGCTATCCAATGCATGAGTTTCCGGTCATCTCCGCGCGCGGTCACAGTCCGGCCCTCCGCGCCTGTTCGCAGCTGAGGTCCAATCGCGCCTTGTGCAACCGGTCCCGAATCTCATCGCAGGGCAGCAGCTTGTAGGCGCGTTCCCAACGCTCCACCTCGGCCATGAGATTGTTCAACAGCTTGTCCATGCGTCGAAGCCCTCCCTTTCATAGGCGAGAACCGTCCACCTGTTCCAGTTCCGTATCGCGTCGGTGAGGGATTGGGACAGATGATTGGCCGAGTCGTATTCGCTTCCCGGACATTCCGGTGACAGCATGTCATGCGCCTGATGCCGGACGGTGAACATCGGCGCGGAACAGCGGAACCGGTTCACCGAAACCTCCGGCAGCTTCCCGCAGTAGGGGCATGGTTTAATCCTCAGCATCGAAACGGCCTCCCGTCATGCAGGCCCCAATGAAAGACCGGTCGAAGGAATCATCCAAGTCGCTCATTGCTCGTCTCCCTCGATCACGCCATGACCGGCGATAAGCGCCAACGTCTTCAAATCGGTGACAACCGGCTGGTTATCCATGCTTTTCAGCGAGTCCAAGCCGACACCTTTCTGGTGGAACACGACGAACCAGTAGGGCGCGTCCGCGTTACCGGCTTCGGTGCGGCCCTCCTGCATCCATTCCTTCAAATGGCCGCTGTAGGTGCTGTAGTTTTTGGCCTCTATGACCACGGGTTGCCCGTGTATGCGCAGGCCGGTGATGTCGCCCTGGTCGTTGCCTCCGCCATGCTGCACTTCACGGTGTATGGTCTGTTCCGTATCGCCCAAGCGGGCACGCAGATATTTGACTATGGCCGACTCAAAAAGCGTCCCACGCTGCTTGGCTCTGCTCATTCGTCCCTCCACCATTCAGTTGGGTCATCATGGAACTGGCAGTCCATGCAGTTTCCGAAAACATTGATGATTCCTCCGCAGTACGGGCAATGCTCGTACTGGACGGGCAGATAACTCGGTCTCATAATCAGAACTCCGGGTTGTCTCGCAGTCGTTTTTGCACGTCCACGCGCATCTGCTCGATCACATCGACCCGAAGTCCGGTAGCCAAGCGAATCTCCTCTGCCGGACGGTTCGAGTCTTCAATGAGTAGTTGCCATGCTTTACTTGTCGCTTTGCTCAATGTGAGTCTCCTTCGCCAGATCAGTGCTGATACGCACCCGATAGTCGGTGATGCTCCAAGTCAGATGGTTCAACTGCCAGACGGTGAGTCCAAGAAAACACAGCAGACAAAACGCTTCAATGATGACCAGCATCGTGTTCTTTGACGTGATGCCCACCGCGAGGGAGAACGAGTAGAACACGTCCCACCCCAAATACCAGTACACAAGCCATAATCCGGGTTTGCTGCCGTCACGTCGTTCGTAAACCGTGACCATATCCTTGTCACTCATTTCGATTCCTTCTTCTAGTCCTGTTCACGCCGCCCCATACGCCTTGCAATGGGTAGCCGCTGATTCTGTCGTGTTCCGCCGCATACCGTGCGCATTCGCATATCACCGGACATTGGGCGCAGACTTTGAGCGCCAATCGTTCCTCACTGGACGTGGTGGGAAAGAACAGGTCCGGGTCCATGACACGGCATACGGCCTTGTCACGCCAGCCGCTCATTTCACGCCACCGGACGCGGGGTCGATAAGCTCACACGACATGGCGTCGATATGCTCGCCGGTCTTGGCTTCGAGGCAGAGCCGTTTCACATCCCCGGTGGTTTCGACCTGTTGGATGATGGTCTGTTCCGGCGTCGGGTTCATGGCGGCAGCGGCGGTGAGGCTGATGGCTACCAGCACCGTCCCGCCGATAATGATGCTGACGATGATGAAAGCGAGTCCGATGGCGGGTTCGATGGTCCATGACGGCTTGCGTTGCATGGTTTGCCTCCTGTAAATCTCCGATAGTGTTTCGATGCCGTCGCGTACTGCCGTCCGCTCCGTGGCGGCGATGATGATGCGCGTGGCCCTATCCGCCTCATGATGGGCGTTGGGATTGCTGTGGCAGCGGACAAGCCACACATGGGGCAGCAGCCGTGTCACACGGACACGGCCCCGCCAGTTCTCATAGTCGAGGCTCATGATTCCGCCTCCTTGATTCCTTCGGCTATCAGTTCTTCCCCGATTTGCTGAATGTGTTCGACGGCCTCGGTCATCGCCACGTAATGCTCGTACACGTCGTTCAATGCGAGCTGGATATCCGTGAGCCGTCGTTCTCCGATGGTCTTGTCGAAGTAGTTCGCGGCGAAGTTGATATCGGTGAACGCCACGTTGAGCAGCTTCTTCCCGTCCCGCAGCATCGAGTGAGCGGAAACGTTACCTACCAACACTTTCGGATTACTCACTGCGTTGCCTCCTTCCCTGAAGGGTTTATCGTGTCATCCCTGTAAGGAGTGGCCACGCCAGCGCAGCCGGGACAATACCGGAAATCAGGTTTGATACGGTTGCCCTGGATGGTGAACCAGTCACGGCTCATGGACTGTCCGCATCGAGAGCAGTCGAAACCACTGTCCGGGTCGATGAAACTCGGCCCGTTCACATCCTCCGGGTTCTCGATGGTCGTGTCCGGGCGGAATACGACTCGCTGGTGAATCACGAGCGTGGCCATGTCGGTTAGCGGCGCGGTCTTCCTGCGGTCCTTGAGCTTCTTGCGATACTCGTAGACCTTTTGGCGTGACACTCCGGTGCGCTCCGCGATCTGCTTCGGTGTCAACTCGTCCTCCGTGATAAGCCGCAGAAGCGTATCCAACGTTTCGGCTGAAAGTTGGCGATACTGGCGGGTTCCGCTCATTGTCCGCCTCCCATTTCCTTCTCTCGCGCCATGATCTCCACGTCGTCGGCGAGCATCCTCAGCACGACAGCGAGCGTGCCATACGATTCGGCGGTCGGATACACCGTCTTGCTGACATACACGTCCCACCTGTCGGAGCCTTGATGGTTGTCGGCCTTGAGGATGATGAGCGGGTCGGCGTCGATGAAACGACCGTCCTTCATGCCCCGCACTTTGAGCATCAGACGTATCGAATCCGCCTGCTCGCTCGTGTTGCCCAGAATATTCAGAGTGCTCATCGTCTGCCTCCCAGACTCTCGCGAATCAGCTTGTATTTCCGGTCTCCGTTGCACATCGCGTTCCAACAACGGATTGCATCCAGATAGCAGTTGCCTTTGTATGGCGCAATGTCCCATAACATGCGGCACCGCTGCCGGCAATGCGCGCACTGGAAAATCAGACGCCAGTACGAGTGGGCAAACGGTCGGGCCACTCGCTCCCATTTCGCCTTGACCTTGCCCCCGCATTTGGGACACGGGCTAATCCTGTGAAAACGCATATCAGTCCACCCTTTCGTCCAACCATTCGATGTCCTCCCAGACCGAGAGCATGACCTGATCGAGAGCGCCCCTACTGCTCAACGCCCATACTGCGCCGTAGTTGGTGCGCTCCCGCACCGCCGTGACATAGCCCTTGTCCGGGTAGACGTGGGATTCCATAATCCAGTGGAACGGGAGCATCCCCTTGCGCAAAATCAAAGTGAAACGACTGTGCTCAACCTTGATGAAGGTTCTCATATCGCTCATTCTTCCGTTGCCTTTCCTTGCATTGCCTTGACTGCGAGTCGCATGGCGTCGTAGTATTCGGCCCTCAACGCGCAGTCAGAATCCCATTGAGGGTAAGAGTCGGGCTTCAACGCCTCGTAGAACGCTTTCGCCCCGGCTACGATTTCCTCGTCCGTGGGCCGGCGCGTAGCTCCGGCGATATACGCGGCGCGAACGGCGTGAATGTCATATGTTTCTGGAATGTCCATTGGGATATATCCGTGAGCGGGGTGGGTTAATTCCGGGTATTTTTCCACCGCCTCACTGTTGATGATGCTCACAATGCGCCTCCCATGCGTAAGCAAAAACCGATAAACATGGCCCATGACGCGATAGCCGCAAGCAGAACGAAAACGAATAGCCCCTTCGCAGCTGCGTTATCGTCACAGCCGATACCCGCAATGGCCGCTACGGTTCCTATGAAATTGAGCAGAAGCCAGAGTGCCACTCCAGTAAAAAGCCATCCGTTCATTCTTCCGTTGCCTTTCTCCTCGCCGCGTTGAAGGCGATTCTGATGATGTTTTCCAAATACCCGTCGGGAAGCATGATGAACTTCCGAACTTCGCCTATGGCGGCTTCGATTTCCTCTTCCGTGGGCTGACGCTCAGCGCCACGCTCATAGGCTTCGCGCAGATCATCGCTGTCGTAGAGCAGACGCATAAGGTCAGGATGACCGGGCATCGCGGAACTCTCGTAAATGCTTTCCGCCTCACTGCTGATAATGCTCACAGTCGGCCCCTCTCCTGATTGCGAACAAGGCAATCATCCATAGCCTGAGCCAGTTCCTCGTCGGTGATGTCGAACGCGGCGATTAAGTTGCCGACCGTCTGCAACACGTCGGCCAGCTCATCGAGCATGGCCTGGCGACGCTGGTCGCGCACGTAACCTATCCATCCGGCCTTCGCCCTGTCCCGGTCATCGCCAAGCTCGCCGCCCACATTCACCCCGAAGCAGGCGAGACAGTTCGCATGATCATCGAACTCCCGGCCAATGCCGCTCGGGTCTGTCGGGTCACTGGCTTTCAGGTATTGTTTGCAGGCTTCGACCAGTTCGGCGCTCTCCTCCAGATTCTTCACGGCCAGCCACTTGTCGGGCGTGAGACGGCCGAAAGATTCAACCGAAGGCAATTCCACAATACGATTCATGCTTCCACCGCCTTAGCGGGACGGAACGGGGCAAATTGAGATAGGCGCTCCGCGGCTTCTATCGATGAAGCAGGGTACGAGATTGAGGCTGCTGGCGGGTCCTTCGGGGCAATCTCAATCACTGTTGTCCCGGTGACTAACCACAGGCCATCACCCTTGTCCAGCCAGAGTCCATCATGGTCGGGGAGCTTCGGTTTCGGACGGAGTCCGTAGGTAAAGGCGTTGAAGCCAAGGGCGATACATTCCTGCCCGACAGCGCCGTATACCCGACCACAGAATCGGTTAAAGCCTTTTCCCACATCTGAGACCTTGTAACGGTTGCCGTCAAGCATAACGGCAATATCTTCCCGTTGGAGGTCGCCGGCCTCCTCGATACGCTCATACTCGGGGTCATCCAACAATTCGACGGTATCGACGTAACTGGGAATGACGGGCTGCGTATCAAATGATTCAGCCGAGAACACGTGTAAATATGTTCGATGCGCGTCGAGTTGCATCGAAAGGCTACATATACCGTCCGCGTCTCTGGAACGCCGCACGAGCTTCCCTATGAATACGTCTCCGTTCTCCATTGTCACCTTGACTCGCTTATCGAGATTCTGAATCTCCATAAGGGTCTTACCTGCCCAGAATGGTTTCTCACTCATTGACAGCCTCCTTGGCCAGTTGTCGTTTACGTTTCTGATTCGCCTTATACTGGGCGGGTTTCTCGGGATGCTCCAACATCCAACGGCGATGGTATTCAGCCATCTCACGCTGATGGGCGGCGGCATACTTACGAGCCGAAGCCCGAGCCTGAGCCAAATGCTCCGACCGGTACCGGCGTGCATACTCATTGCGTTTCTCACGATTACGAGCGTTCCGCTGATTCGCCAGATCACGCAGATGCTGCGCATACTCGGGGTCGGTTCGACGCCGCTCCTTGACGCGACAGTTCCGGCACATGCCATCCCGGCCGACCCGATACGTGCAACCGCACCAATCGCATTTCGGATGACGTTCAGTTATCAGACCGGACAGTTCGCCACCGTTCCGGCAATAGTCGATGAACTCCTCGTCGGTCATATCATCAACGTTCACAGCCACACCTCCCCATTAGTGAACCTGCGGAACAACACAGGGTCGAGCTTGTACAACGCCCGCCGAAACTGCGGGTCACGGCAGAACAGAATGAACAACACGCTTACTGCTTCGGCGGTTCGCATCGCGTCCAACCTCCCTTATCGTCCAGAAGCACCCAACCATGTTGAGCGGTGAGAATCGGCACCAGTTCGGGATGATCGTTGAAACCGCTCACGATATACCCCAAGCTCATGGCCTCACGCGGATGGGCGTGAATCCACCCATGACATCCCGTATCGCCACTCCCACACGCCAAGATGATGTTCGACGCCTCATGCAGTCCCGGCCACTTGTGTGACCGGAGTCTGCGATGATGCCGGCTGAAACCGCTCCAATGGAATGGTTTGCCGCAGCGGACGCACCGGTATTGGTCGCGTGCGTCCACCAAATCCTTGACGTGTTGGGACGGGTTAGATCTGCCCATTCCCGTATTCGTCCTGGGGTTGGCTCCACGGGTCCGCAGGCTGCTGATACTGCTGTTGCGGTTGTTGGAAGCCCTGTTGCGGCTGCTGGAAGCCTTGCTGATACTGCTGCTGCGACTGCTGGAAACCGGACTGCTGAGACTGCTGGGCCTTGGGTTTCGCGCTCAACACCGCAATGGTGCGGGCCGCGACATCCCAATTCTCATACCGTTTCCCATCCTTCTCCGACACCCTTTTGGACAAGCTGCCGTTCACAAGAACCTTCACGCTCATATTCGGCTGGGACTTCAACTGGCGAATCTGATTCAAAGCATCCTTCGCCTGATTCGACAAGGGACGCACACCATAGAACTGAGGCTCCTTGTCAACCCACTGGTTCGTGTTCTTATCCGTGTAACCCGGATGGACGCTGACGTTGAGAATACTGGAATCCTGAAAATCCTTGATCTCTCCCGCATATCCGGTAAGCTCGATGCTTGGTTCTCCGGCCATTACGCATTCCTCCTGTAATTGTTCGTCTTGTGTTTCTCTTGGGCCAGCCTGTTGCAGACCAGCATGTGTGATTGAGCGCCCGAACATTTCAGACTCCCGCACGTCGGGCATTGGGGGAGCGTGATCTTGTCATGCCGGGCCCACAGGCATCTCGCGCACTTGCAGCCCGGCCTCGGGGTGAAACTCACTGGACGGCAGACTCCTTCTCCTTGTTGCGGTTGTACGATTCGATGAACGTGGCCGCGTCCGATTCAGACAGTTTCCCGTAGACCACGTTGCGTTGCAGCACGCTGCTGATGAAACCGTTCTCCTGACCATCGGGAATACGCATGGTTTGGAGAATCCGGTCAATCGTCTTCTGCTGTTCGTCGGTCATGCCCTTGGTGGAACGCTTCTTGTAGCCGCTCGTCTCACCGTCATCATCCGTGGTCGCCAGTCCGAACGCGCCGCAAGTGCTGTAGCGTCGCGCATACGTCAATGCGGAGCCGAGGGCCTGCATGACGCTCATGCCACGCGAATCACCCACCTCGACCGGGATAAGACAATTACTGGCAACCCACTTGTCCGTACCCTTCTTCCTGACGGCCGTATCCACATACAGGCGTCCGTCAATCAACTGGGTCGGCCATTGCAACTCGTAGCCTTGCTTGTTCGCATAGTTCACGACGGAAGCCAGCGTCGCATACGTGCCACGCCCGCCCCGAGCATCCTTCTTAATTACCGCCATGATTCAATCTCCTCCTCTTCCTCCAACAGCTTCCAGTCGGGGAACACGACATCCTTCGGGTATTTAGGCAACCCGTAGGCCCTCATAGCCTCCAACGGGTCCTCCGTGTTGTCGCGGAACCATTTGATGCCCTGCAAGGCGTGGTTTATCTTCGGTTCCGCCAGTTCGGTGATGATGGGCGAATCCTCCTGAATCTCGTAACGCATCCAGTCGAACGGCGGGTTCTTCTCCTGCACGATGAACTCGAAACCCAACGGCCCCTTATATTCGGGCATCGTCAACCGGTAGAGACGCATGTAGAACGCGGCCTGAATGTGATACCCGTACTGCCAGCAGGAACGCTCGAACTCGTCCGGCGACTTCACCGTGGTCTTGTAATCACGGATACGCAGCACACCATCCGGGTCGGGAGTGGACGGCAACCAGTCCGCCTTGCCCTTAATCGACAATCCGGTATCGGGGTCGGTGGCGATCATCGCCACCTCCGGCTGGCCATCCAGCTTCGTGAAGAAATCTCCGACCATGTCCCGCATGGCCTCGACCTTCTCCACGTCATCGGCGGACAGCCATACGATGTCATCCGCACCATACTGTTCGACCAGCTTGTCACGGAGAGCCTTGCCCTCCTTGGTGCGCAGATTCGGTTTAGCCACAACCTGCGGGCCACTGCCCAAAACCATGCTGTGAGCCGCCTTGCCGAACTCCAACGCCGAAGAATACCCATGCTCGCCGGTCAGATACTGCGAATACGCCAACGGGCTGACCAGATACTTCTTCAACGAGGTCTGGTCCACCGCGTCAAACGCGAAGTAATCGTCATCGGTCATCTGCTCGACGGTCATTGCCTTTCCTTTCTTGCTTTGAATGCTTCCTTGCCTAAAACCTCGATGGTGTCGGCCACCGAGTCGGGAAAATCGTCAACGTCATTCGGGGTCAACATGAGAACCCCTCGACTGCATGGACAATTGCTCCTCACGCTCCATTAGGTGACTGTGACGCCAAGTACGCGACTTGCCCTGCTTGTGCGACGCCTCCGCATAATCGGCCACATGGTCGCGGCCAACGTCTCCCACGACCTTCGACGCCTCGTTCCAATCCGAGTACACGCGATCGTTCACGGCCACATACTTGTCCGCGAGATAACGGACGCAATCACCGAGATAACGGATGGCTCTGGCGATGGAGTTGAAATCAGATGCCATCAGTCGGCGTCCTCCGTCTGAATCTGAGCCCACGTCTCCTCCATGAGAGGCCTGTCGATCTCGTAGTAGATGTAGGTCTTCCCGTGCTTCGGCGGGTAGACGCCGAACTTCATCTTGTAGTTCTCGGCCAAACGGGAGCCGAAATGGAGGGCGTTTTTCTTCATCGGCTCGAATCCTTTCGAACGTAGGAAGTCGCTGATGATGAGACGAGGCAAGTCAGGTTCCTTCGATGTCTTGGAAGGAGCGGCGGAACCGTCGAGAATCAGACGTGCCCGACGTTCAAGCTCGTCCTGCGGCAATAGTCCACGCGCCTCGCTGAGTAGTCTCATACGGTCGAATGGGGTGAGTTCCATGATTGATTCCCTTCACTGGGCTTGATTATTTGGTTGTCCTCCTACGCCGGTGCTGACACGTCCGAAACCCTTGTTTTGCTGGTTTCGACGCAGGACGCGAAGGGGTTAAATTTTTCTGAGCGCCAAGCCGGGAATCGAACCCGGGTGTGATCGTGAAGTCCATGACATCGGAACGCTTCACGACCACGGCCACCGTGCGCTTGGCTCCACCGGCCGGGGAGGAAGGTAAGGAATAAAAAGACCCCGGCCGGAAGCATTATGGCTACTCGCTTAGGAGGTGGGAGAACGTCAGTGGGGTACAGCAGCAGAAGCCCGCCAGAATGCTCCACGGTCCCGCATACGGTTGGAACGCGAGGACAAGGAACCCGCATACCGTCACCGTCACGACAGCAAGCAGCATAAGGTTCTCAACCATGTGGCGGCGTTCGTCCATGGAATGCTGCCAGCCGGAGCAGTGCGCCCCATACGTTTTCCTGTTCATGACATGTCCTTTCCTCGTGGCCGGACTCGGATTCGAACCGAGAACGTCCTTGCCGTCACCGTGTTTCTGGTTTCTGAGAGATGGATGACGAGTCCTATGGTGTGGTGACGATGGTGCGTGTCCAGATACCCCGAAGGGTTCCGGCCGATGGTTGCCGCAGCAGATCGCAGTATGGTATTTATTTGCCTGTAGTCGATAGGTGGATAAAAACGACCCACTGCGGCAAGACTTGTTATTCCTCGTTCTTCTCGTCGGCGCAGTCAGCCAAGTCCTCAAGGGCCTTGGCGGCGAAACGCGCCTGACTTGGAGTGAGGGGGCGGGCACCGTAATCGGTGTCGATTTCCGCGTTGATAAGACCTTCGGCAGTGACGTTGCCGGTGAAGTATTCACGGGTGCGACGTTCCTCGACCACGAGCTTCTGGGAAAGGTTACGATTCTGGCTGACCATTGGGTTTTCTCTTTTCTTGTAAGGTCCCTTCGCGGGTAGACTGGGAACTGCGATATTCACAGTCAAACCAGCGAAGGGAAGTATCATGTCTGAATTGGAAGAAGTCGGTTCGATGATCAAACTGGTCGAACAGGCGGTTTCCCTTGTCGATACGGTCAGGAAGTCATTGCAGAAAACCGGTTCGGACGGTCATCAAGACGAGATTGACAAGCTATTCGAGGCTGTTGATCTACTGGTTCAGGCCAATCAAAAGACAATCAAGTCGATTGATGTTCTGACGGAGAATCAGGAGTTGGCTTTCGAGCAGTATCGGATGACGGACAAAGCTCTCCGGCAGGTTTGCGTGGTCCTTCGCCGCCTTGCGCCGGACGAGAAGATTCCCCTCCCGCCTCAAGCGCCCGCTGGAATTGAATAAGCCACTCGTAGAGATTGCGTGTGTATTCGATTTCCTTTTTTATTTTGGCGTTGAGTTGCCGGAGCTGTGTCGAGGACATGTCCTGTGTAGGCGAATCACAGTTGCCGGTCTGCCCGGATTGCGTGGCCAAGGGACTACCGGTTTCCTCCGGCCAGTAACTGTCCACGAGGGCGAT